ATCCCTTTTTTATTGGCTTTAACAGAGAGTTAGGCCGATTAAACACAGCATATAAAACAAACTCACAGTCATATCCTCCGTACGATCTTCTTAAACTAGATGAAGATACATATCAGATTTCTCTGGCTATTGCTGGATTTTCTAAGGAAGACATTGATGTATCAGTAGACAATGGAACGCTTATTATCAAGGGTGAAATTGTAGAAGTAACAGATGCAGAGGTAGTCCACAAGGGTATTGCAGGAAGAAAGTTCGTAAGATCTTTTGCCCTTGGAGAATATATGGAAGTAACATCTGCAGAACTGAAGGACGGCATGTTACATGTTCATGTAGTTCGTATTGTTCCTGAAGAAAAGAAGCCTAAATCTATTAAAATTAAGTAGTATAATAGATACTATTCCGTCATGATACATGCAGTTGCTTTTAGCAACCCTATTGCTGAGTACGGATAAGCCCAAGATCGCAACTTGGGGGACCTGAGCAAGTCTATAAACTGCTCATTTCCTATGCTACAATATAATTGTCCCACACAGGACCTTAGTGATGGATTAGTTACCCATTGGATAGAGACCGTGGCGCAAGTCAGGTGAATTGCTTGTGTGGGACCTAACATTTGGCGGTATAATAATATCAATGACTGACAAAGAGTTAGACCATTATAATAAGCAGCAGTATAAGAAGATGCTTGCTAAGATAAAAGAGGATTCTGGCTGTGTAGACTGTGGTGTTGGTAATCATATAATCCTAGACTTTGATCACATAAGAGATAAGAAATATAACATATCCAGAATGATCCACGATGGGTTTTCCTGGAAGGCTATCAAGAAAGAGATAGAAAAGTGTGAAGTGGTTTGTGCTAACTGCCATAGGATAAGAACTCATAACCGTCTTGCTAGTTAAATATGGTATACTGATAGTATGAGTGATGATTCAATGATGCCTACAACTACCTACCAGGGGTGCGATTGCGAGACCTGCAAAGAACTTAATGTAGACTGCCCAGACTGCCCTGTATGCTCTTCAGAAACCGATTCAGAGGTTGCTATGGCTATGTATGACTCATCAATTGGAAAGG